ACTGCAAAGAGGGAGATTGGGTTATCTTCAAATCCTATTCCGGGACGCGCATCAAGTCCACGCTGAACGGAATTGAGCTTCGAATCATGAATGACGACACCATTGAGGGCGTCATTTCTGATCCGTCCAAATACACTCGCATTTAAGCGCTGGAGTTCACATGCCGACTATCGCCTATCACACCGGGTCGACCGGTGGCGGAAAGAAAGACTCGCCCAATCCCGAGACCCTTGAGGAGCTTATCGCCCTCGCTGGGAATGGCGACGATGTCGATATTCAGGACGATGAGTCGGAACAAAACGAGAACGAAAAGCTTCTGGAAGGCGAAGACGAAGCTGAGGTCGAAGTTGTCGACGACACGCCGGACGAAGACAAGGGCCGCACTGTCGCCCCGCTGGATTCCTCTTATGAGGACGACGACGCTCAGGTCGAGGAAGAACTGAAGCAAATCAAGAGCGAAGCCGCCCGCAAGCGGATTTCTGCCCTTACCCGTCAGCGTCATGACGAGCGTCGTGCGAAAGAGGCCGAGGCCCGCGCGCGTATCGAAGCCACCAATTACGCCCGTTCCCTGTATGAACGCACCAAGGAACTGGAAAACATGCTGGCCGCCGTTCACAGCAAAGGAGCTACGGCCGCGCAGGAATCGGCGACGGTTCAGCTGGAAACGGCCCGCCAGCGTCTCAAGGACGCAAACGAATCCGGTGACACTGAGGCGATCACCAAGGCGCAGGAAGACCTTCAGCGCGCTGTTCTGAAGGAAATCAACGCCAAGAATGCGCAGCCGCTGCGTATTCCCGAGGCTCCCCAGCCGCCCAATCTCCAGACTGTGCAGCCCAAGACGCAGCAATGGGTCGAGAAAAACCCTTGGTTTACCAAGCATCGCACGGCGACTCAGGCCGCTCTCGACTTCCATAACGAGGCGATTTCCGGGGGGCTTACACCGGAGACAGATTCATACTATTCTTTCATCGACAAAAAGATGAAGCCGCTCCTCGACGCCTACGGCTTGGCCCCAGCAACGTCAGCTGGGAAAGAAGAAACTCCCAAGAAGAAAACGGTTGATACCGTTACTCCGGTGAGTCGCTCTTCTGGTGCCGCTCCCAAACGGGAAGCTGCTTCAAGCACCAAGAAGTTCACGCTCACGCGGGCTCAAGCACAATTGGCCACTGAGCTCATGCCGCACATTCCGGCATCTGAAGCGGTCAAGCGGTATGCCAAGGAATTGGCCAAATCATCGCAGCAAGTGCGCTAGGGAGATTTTCTAAATGACGCGCAAGTCCAGCAATAACGCCCGCCCGACTCGGGAAGAAGCCATCGCCGCCCTCGCAAATCCCGAGGTTCAGGCTGATGAGAATCTTGATGGGTTCCTTGGTCCCGACGCAAGCGGGGCTGACGAATTCGCCGATGAAGATGTGTCCCGCATCCGGGACGTATCGCGCGCGGGAGACACGCGAGAAGCTGAAGCTAGGGAGCCTGCTACGTGGCTTCCTCGCGCAAGCCTTCCCGATCCAAACCCGGAGCCCGGTTGGCGCTTCCGCTGGATCAGGGTTGGTTTCGGCAAGGGGGCCGATGACGTCAGCAACGTCATGGCCCGCATGCGTGAAGGCTGGGTCATTGTTCGGCCGAGTGAACAGCCGGAGATTGCGAGAACGCTCGCGAACGCTGGTCAAGGCCAAGACAGAATTCTTGTCGGCGACAACGTGCTCATGAAGATGCCCGAATCCGTCGTCGAACAAAGACGTGCCTATTACAGCCGGCAGTCCAAGCAACAGGCCGCTGGCGTGCAGTCACAACTGCTCAAGCTACAAGACGCGCGGATGCCTTTGCTGAAGCCGTCAATTGTTTCGACCACGTCGAAACGCATCGAAGGTTAGGTCTGCTCTTCCTGCATAACGCCGGGGGAGCGTTATGGAGGAAAGTATGGCATCGACTGCCGCTCCCATGGGGTTCCGTCCGGTTGGCTATCTCGGTGGCCGGCCGTACAACGGCGCGGTTCGGGAATTCCGAATCCGCAGCACTTACGCGACTCGCATTGGCGAGGGCGACGTCGTCAGGATTGGCGGTTCGGGCGATAGCTCGGACGAAGGCTACCTGATGAAAGAGACGGGCACGACTTCCCTCTCTGCCCCCATCGGCGTGTTTGTCGGTTGCAGCTATACCGACCCGAACACCGGTCAAGTGGTTTTCAAGAACCAGTATCCCGGAAGCATCACCGCTTCCGACATCATCGCCAAGGTTGTCGATGACCCGGATGCGATCTTTGAGGCTCAGGCCAACAGCGCTGTTGCGCAGGCTGAGCTCGGGGAGAACTGCGCTCTTGTGCAGGGTTCTGGCACCAACACCCTGACGGGCGTGTCGAGCCACGGCGTCAACGGCACTACGGCCACGACGAACACCCTCCCCTTCCGCGTTGTCGGTTTCGTGAACCGGCCCGGCTCTGCCGTGGGTGACGCATACACTGATGTTCATGTCGCATGGAACGCGGGCATTCACGCCTACCGCGCCGCGACGGCCCGCTAAGGAGTTAGGTAGCAATGGTTATCTCTCGCGCACAAATCCAGAAGGAACTGGTGCCGGGCCTGAACGCTCTGTTCGGTCTCGAATACGCGACTTACGAAAACGAGCACGCCGAAATCTACAAAACGTACTCTTCCAAGAAGAACTTCGAAGAAGAGACGAAGCTTGCAGGGTTCGGTCAGGCTGAAGTCAAGTCGGAAGGTGGCGAAGTCCACTTCGACGACGCTGGTGAAGTCTGGACGGCTCGCTACAACCACGAGACGATTGCCATGGGCTTCGTTCTCACGGAAGAAGCGGTCGAAGACAACCTGTACGCTTCTCTGTCGGCGCGCTACACGAAGGCGCTGGCCCGCAGCATGGCGTACACGAAGCAGGTCAAGGCTGTCACCCCCCTCAATGACGGCTTCTCGGCCTACCTCTCCGGCGACGGCGTCTCCCTGTTCAACACGGCTCACCCGACCCGTTCGGGCCGCACGAACAGCAACACGCAGACGACCCCTGTGGACGTCTCGGAAACGGCGCTCGAAAACGCTGTCATCCAGATTGCCGGCTGGGTTGACGAGCGCGGCCTGCTGATCAATGCGAAGCCGATGAAGATCATCGCTCCCGTTGGTCTCCAGTTCTCCCTGACCCGCATTCTGGGTTCGGAGCTTCGTTCGGGCGTGGCGGACAATGACATCAACGCGATGCGCAAGATGTCCTCGATCCGTCAGGGCTTCAGGATCAACAACTTCCTGACCGACCCGGACTCGTATTACATCATCACGGATATCCCGGAAGGCATGAAGCACTTCCAGCGGACCCCGCTTGCGACCGGTGACGAAGGTGACTTCACCACGGGCAACATGCGGTACAAGGCAAGAGAACGGTATTCTTTTGGGGTTACCGATCCACTCGGTATTTGGGGCGCTCCCGGAGCCTAATAGGGATACTCTGGGTATACGATCAGGGGCGGCGGTAAACCGCCGCCCCTTTTTCTTAGGGAAAAATATGTCCGACTCTATCGAAGCAATGCTGGCCCGGATCGATGAACGGACATCCCGCATCGATAAATCAGTAAATGATTTGTGGGAAGTGGCCAATGATTCCCGCGACAAGATTTCCAAAATGGAAGGAGCTAACGTCAACAGCCGAACTGACGCAGCTGAAAACGACATCAGGGATGTAACTGGCCGCTTGACAAAACTTGAGACCGTGGTAGCTCCACTCTACGCGGGCATGGCAGCCGTCTTCTCCATTGTGGTAGGCTTCGTGCTGGATATCTTCAAAGGTTCAGGGAGCTAGGCTATGGCCGCTTTTACGTCAGGCACACCGATCACGCAGACTGCCCTGATCGCAAACGGGGCGTCTCTTTCAAGCGTGGTTGAACTTGGCGCTGGTAAGCTTGTGGCCATTCAGATGCCGGCCGCATGGACGGCGGCGGCCCTCACGTTCTCTGCAAGCATCGACGGCACGAACTATTTCGATGTGTACGATGGATCGACGGAAAGAAATTATTCTGTTGACGCATCTCGCATGCTGATCCTTCAGATGGCTGATTGGATTGGTATCAAGTTTCTGAAGATCAGGTCGGGCACGTCCGGAACTCCGGTCAGCCAAGGAGCGGACAGGACGCTCACCCTTCTCGTTCAGCCCTAATGAGTCTGATCGGTCGCCATAACTCGCAACTTATCGTCAATCGAGACAGGGCTGTTCTCGCGAAGGCGACGCAATATCTGCGGGGCAAGAGGCCGACCTACTGGTTCGACTTCATGAGCGGCGAATGCTATTTCAATGGCAAGTTTGTCGGCCCGACGTCAAGCGCTCCCGGCTTCAGTCATACCCGCGCCAGCGTCGGAACAGCTGAAAATTCCAATAGAGACATAATTCACTTTGCGTCCGGAGAGCGAAGGCAAACTGACAAGGGGTGGCTAGTTGAACCTACTCGTCAAAATCTTTTCTTGAATTCCGCAGTCGGAGCGACCCAAAGCATAACCGTTGCGGCGGTTGTCCATACGCTTAGTTTTCGCGGAACTGGAACGATCACGCTTTCCGGCGCTTCAACCGCAGGGCCGCTTGTGGGAACGGGGGCCAATAACACAGTCCTGCTTGCCTTCACGCCAAGCGCCGGCACTCTCACACTAACTGTTTCCGGTTCTGTCACTAACGTTCAACTTGAGGCGGGTGAAGGAGCGTCCAGTTGGATTCCAACTGCTGGTTCTAGCGTCATAAGGGCGGCTGATGAGCAATTCATCCCCGTTTCTGGCATTTCTTTCCCTGTGTCTTTGTGGGCTGAATTTGAACGTCGGTCAGACCCGGGCACTGGAGAATGTCTTATTCAGCTTGACGACAATACAGCCTCCAACTCTGTGTCTGTAAGAGTAAGCGCGACCGATGTTCCGAACGCCGTCATGAATTCGGGAGGCGCTGCTAGCGCATCGCCCACATCAGGCGCTACAAGCCCGCTTGCTACGCGGGAGAAAATCGCCGCGCGGTTCTCCTCGACAAGCGTTCACGGGGCGCACAGCGGCACTCTGTATACTCTGGAAGATACATCTGTAACGCTGCCTGCCGCAGGCCCCTCATTTGTAAGATTTGGGTATCGCATCGGCGCGAACGCTTCATTCTGCGGGTATTTGCGTCGTTTGGCCATTTTCGATTCGGCATTGTCCGATGCCGATCTTCAGTTGATTACAACGCTCTGATGCAGGTATTATGTACTAATGTTTTGGCTTGTTCGTTTCTTCAACGCGTCAAGAATATGTTTACCGCGTTCTGCGCAAGCTTAGCCAAGCTGGTCAACTTCACTGGATTCTATAAATGACAGTTTTGATTTGCATGGTTCTCGGGGCGGTCCTGAACCGCTTTTCCGGCTACACGAACATTACTTGGCTTCCGGGCAGGAATGTTTATTGGGCGATTGTCGCCGCGACGCTTATCGCGGGCTTCGCGGTTGATTGGGTCTTCGCGCTTTGGCTCGGCCTGTCCTTCACGCTGTATCGCATCCCCGGCTGGTACAACTCCATCGACATGGGCAAGAACGAAGGCACGCTCGCTAACGACGCCATGATCATGTATCTGCGCACGCTCTGCGCCTTCCCCGTGTTCATTTATGGCTCTTGGACTATGGGCGTCTGGTACGCCCCGTTGGTTCTCGTTGTCGCATCAGTCTTTGCGGTTCTGGCGTATATTGTCGGTAACTACGTGGTCGGCAAATTCGTCAAGGACCCGTTCTGGTTTATCGAGGCAGCGGCCGGCGCAGCGCTTGGCGCGGCCGTCAGCACTATGGTTGTGTGATGGACAAGTTCCTGAAGTATCTCGAATGGGTTCTCAAGCACGAAGGCGGATTCTCAAATCATCCGGCCGACCCCGGGAAAGCCACCAACTATGGGGTCACCCAGAGCGTGTACAACGACTACCTTGCGGCTAGCGGCAAAAAGCCGCAGTCTGTCGCCGCCATCACGCGTCGCGAAGTCGAAGCGATCTATCGCGTCAAATACTGGCTCGCCATTCGCGGGGATGAGTTGCCTGTCGGCTGGGACTACGCGATCTTTGACTTTGGAATCAATAGCGGACCCAAGCGCGCTATTCGCTGTGCGCAGAAGGTTCTCGGCGTTGAAGTTGATGGTGTGATTGGGCCGGGGACGATCAACGCTCTGCGGGCCGCGCCCCGCGAAGCGTTGGATACATACCTCAACGAACGTCTGGGCTTCCTCAAGGAACTTCCGCACTGGAATGTGTTCGGCAAGGGCTGGGAGCGTCGCGTCAACGACGTGCGAGAAAAAATGAAATCCCTCTTGCCGGCCGATAAGAAATAGCCTATAGAAGCCGCTCAACTCAATAAGAGGATACGTATGACTTACGTCGTGAAATTTGACGAAGGCGCGAAACAAATGATTCTTGCCGGTCTCGACATGCTGGTACGAGATGTCGGCAATCAGCTGCAAGAAAAGGGCGGACCTGTCGCGCAGGATGCCGCTCAGAAGATCATCAACATCGCAAACGTCGCGATTGGTATCGAGCGCGCTGCCAAGTTTGAAGAGCCGGCCGATGAGGGGCAGGTGAACAAGGACGCGGCCGAGGGCGGCAAGGAGCTCCCCGGCCAAGAGCCGTCCATCTAGCCCTTACGAACTCTCTATCGCATTCTGTTATAATCCACCATGCAATTCCAGCGTGGTGGATTATTTCATGACTGAAGACGTACAGGTCCCCGCCGTTCAAGCCAAAAATCCTTGGCTTTCCAAGGGCGTAGTCGGGGGCGCGCTCGCAGCAATTGCTGGCGTGGCGATGCTTGTCGGGATTGATTTCACCCCGGAAGATGCCAAAACGGTCGGCGATGCGGTTGACGCGGTCGCGGACAAGGTTTTCGAGATTGTCGCCACTGTTGGTGGTATTCTCGCGATTGTCGGCCGAATCACGGCCAATTCCAAAATCAAGTTTCCTTGGCAGAAGGACTAAAGCCACATGACTTCGATGCGTTCTCCGCTCAAGGTTCTCGCTGATGGCGAGGATGGGAATACCGCCTCCCCGTCTGGCACTATTCAGGGCAACGTGACTGGTAACGTCACGGGCAACCTTGACGGCGGCATTTCCGGCGGCGCTACCAAGGCGGAACTCAACCGCGCAGCTGACGTCTCGACGCGCCTTGTGGCGGCGGGTGCAACTCTGGCGATGACTGAAGCTGCGCATGAAGGCAAGATCATCTGCCTCGATACTGCGGCGGGTTCGATAGTTACGCTCCCGCCCTCGACTGGCGGCGGCGCGGTTTATCGCATTCTTGTGACGGTAACGGCGACGTCCAACTCGCACATCATCAAGGTTGCGAATGCGTCAGATGAATTTCGTGGTTTTGTCATTCAAGACTCGGATACCGCAACCGCTCCGAATACTTGGTGGGCGGCGGACAACGACGACACCATCACGCTCAACAGGTCCACGACTGGCCTCGCGGCTCAGGGCGAATACTTCGAAATTGTTGACGCCCTTTTGAACCATTATATGGTTCAGGGCTACTCGCAGGCCAGCGGCACGGAAGCCACGCCGTTTTCCGCGACTGTTTCGTAACCTTCTCTTAACCGCCCTCTTATATACGAGGGATTGGAAGTTGTGGGCGCGTATCCCTCGGCTTTCATGGTTGGGTTGCTCCTAGGGGCCGGGCAGAAAGCCCGGCCCCATCCATTTAGGCAGGCAAAATGATCGACGATTACGTGTCCGACCTGTGCGACAAATACTCGCACTTCGGAGAATTTCTTTCGCAGGAATTCGCTGATCAGGGAGTGTCAAAGCGCTCTGTGGCGCGTAACGGTTGCTCGGCAGCCATGGTAAGCAGGGTCATGTCTGGCAAGATGAATATTGGTCCTGTTGCGTCGGCCGCTTTTGGAAAGGCCCTGAACGCCCCTCCCGAACACTACGAAAAACTGTTCCGGCTTTTTCAAGCAGAGAAAGCCCGGCGAAACAAGGTATAATGCAACTCCGCTAGGAGATTTGCATGGCCACGTCCGGAACGACCGCGTTCAATCCGAACAATCTGACTATCCTTGAGGAGGCTTTCGAGCTTGCCGGCGTGGAACTGCGCACCGGCAATGACTACGAATCCGCCATGCGGAGCCTCGATCTTCTCAAACTTGAATGGGGGAATGAAGGTCTCAACCTATGGACGGTTGAAGAAGAGACCCTGTCTCTGGCTGCCGGGGACGGCATGTACGATCTTCCCGGAGACACTATCGATCTTCTGCACGCGGCTATCCGCACGGGCACGGGAACCTCACAAACCGACTACAGGCTGGCCCGCGTAGCGTTCCCACGCTGGTCAGGCATCACCAACAAGAACCAGACAGGCCGGCCGACGACGATGCTCATCGAGCGAACCCTGACGCCAGTCATTCGTCTCTGGCCTGTGCCCGATACGACATATACGCTGGTGTATTGGCGCATCCGTAGGATGGAAGACGCAGGCGGGGCCACGGCCACGCTGGATATGCCCACGCGCTTCATTCCTGCCATCATCACCGGGCTGGCCATCAAGATCGCCATCAAGAATGCTCGCGGCAAGCGAGCTCAGGAACTGTCTGCAAAGGCATCGTTTCTTCTGCCGATTTACAATCAGCAGCTTCAGTTCGCCAAGGACGAAGATAGAGACAGGTCAAGCTTCTTTGTGAGGCCCAGCATCTAATGGCGTCAGAAAAAAATGCCATTTCTCATTGTGAGCGTTGCGGCTGGCAATATCCGCTCGCGAAGCTGACCTATGAAAATCAGCCGAACAAGGAACCGCTCAGGGTCTGTCGGTCCTGCTACGATCCGTGGAATGTGCGGAGCGATCCTGATGCGTTCGACGTCGAGGAAGATACCTCTCTGGAAGACCCCGTGTTTGACGAAAACTTTTCTTCAATGTGGGCGTGGGCTCCAGTAGGGAACGTGCCGGTCATGACGATCACAACCAGATACGTTTGGAGGTAGATCATGACGATGACATATGATCAGCTTGTGACGCTCATTCAGGACACGATTCAGTCCAATGACGACACGACTTTTGCGTCTCATATCAACGACTTCATCAAGCAGGCCGAGGATGACATCATCAAGAAATGTCAACTTCCGACCATGCTCAAACGCACCGGCGGGCTTGCGATGACCGCCGGGGTTGGAACAATCGATCTTCCGTCAGATTACATTGCGACGCTAAGGCTTGAAGCTACAGGCACCGCAAGAGTTCATCTTCGCCACAAGGATAGCTCCTTCCTTACGGCCGCTTACCCGAACGACTCTTCTACAGGGTTCCCGCTTTATTACGCTGAGGCACCGGCGAATGGTTCGACCAACCGCCTGATGATAAGGCCCATCCCCGACTCCAATTATACTTACGCTCTCCGGTATTCCTGCCGTCCGGCATCACTCACGGCCGGCGCTGGCTCCGGAACCACATGGATCAGTACGAACATGCGGACGGCAGGAATACCGG